TTCCAAGCCAGGGAGTGTACCAACACTCCTTGGTAACTTATCGTTACGTAGGTAGCATGCTCAGAAAAGAAACTGTGACACGTACATACACATCAGACGGTGATTACACCGATTCATATAATAGTGAGCCAATTGGTAAAGGGAGTTCTATATAATGGCTAAAGCGCATAAACCAGACATTCTTGGCGAATGGGCTAAAGAGAATGGATTCGATCAGATTGCTCGAGCCTTTCATCCACGTGAGGTTGAAAAGCGTAGACAACAATCAATCAAATCGTATAATGAGCGACAGCGCAAAAAAGAAGAACAAGAGAGGCGCCGTTAGGCGCCTTTTCAGTATAAATAGTTGAAATAGTCTAAGTTTCATGGATTGCGCAAATGTTACGATTCAAACAATTTATACTGGAAAAAGATATGTATAAGCATCTTACTGCCGGAGAACTATTGAAGCCAGGCCGTGAGGGTCGCGGTATGACTGTTATTAAAAAGATAAATGATAATGAGGAGTTTCTTCTCAAAGGTGGTGGAACTGTTAGAATAAAGAAAGATGCAGCGCTTGTCAAAGACTTTAAGACAGCCCTTGAAAAAGGTGAAGCTGCGGTATTAAACAAGTTTGAGTTTCCGGGCCAAGATGGTAAAACATATAAGCTCAATAACTTCTTAAAGTCGCCAGAGTTTGGAGGCAAAGGTTCAGGATCAGGTACGCGCGCGGAAGACGCTGCGCTATCTGCATTTAAAAAAGAATTGTATAATGTATTGAACAAGGAAAACGTGCCGTTCATTTATTTGAAGATTGGAAAGAGAACAGAAAAAGTTTCTGAGATTGCTAGTACACCTGGTACTCCTAAGTCTGATTTCCACATGATGGATCCAACCGGTAAGGAAGTGTTCTGGATCTCTCATAAGAAAGGTCGTAAGGCTAATGACTTTCAGCAATATGGTGGCATGGTAGAAATACAGAATGAAGCTGAAGTCAAGCAATTTGTAAAAGACTTGAAAGCTACTCTACAAAAAGAACATGGTGATGCAAATAAGTTTCCAATGAAGACAGGCTATTACAGACCAGTTAAAAATAAATTAGTGCAAATGAAAACATTGTTTGGTAAAGACTATAGGACAGGTAAAGCAAGTGGAAGACAGAATATTGACGTGCTTTATCAAGGGCCTATGACTTTAAAAAAAATTAAGAGTGGAGATACGCCGACATATGAGATTCGATCAAATCATACTATGTTCCATGGTGATTTAACACGTGGAGATTATCAAGCTTATTATTATGTTAGGCCAGAACAGGCTAAAAATCAATTTGGTGTAAAAGGAGGCCGTTTCTTTATTGTTTCTAAGATGACAGCAACTAAGAATCGAAACGCGAAACAAATATGAATTCGTTTTCCAGTTATATAACTGAACAAAAGAATACTCACATGACTCATATCGAAGATAAGGTTATCTACGGTGGAGTGAAAGGCACTAGAGATGCAATCATGGCATTGCGTTCTTTACGTGACATGCTAGGAGGACAGAAAAATGGTAATGTATCTGTTAAGTGGGACGGTGCTCCTGCTATCTTTGCTGGCACTGATCCTAGGGATGGCAGATTCTTCGTGGCGAAAAAAGGAATCTTCAATAAGTCTCCCAAAGTATACAAGAGCGATGCGGATATTGATGCTGACGCATCTGGCGATTTGGCTGACAAGCTTAAACTTGCTCTTAAGTATTGTGCAACTTTAGGAATTAAAAATGTAGTGCAAGGAGATTTTCTCTATGGTCCTGGGGATGTTAAAACTAAAAAGATTGCTGGTAAGCCATATGTTACATTTCACCCTAATACAATTGTATACGCAGTACCTGCTGGCACGGACATGGCCAAGCAAATCAAGGCAGCAAAAATTGGAATCGTATGGCACACCACGTATAAAGGCAAAACATTTGAAGGAATGAAAGCATCGTATGGTGTTAAAGTTGATGCATTCAAAAAGTCGAAAGACGTGTGGTCTCAAGATGCTATGCTTAGAGACTTGACTAAATATACTATGAGTAAGGATGAAACTAATGCTGTTAATGAGCATCTCAAAACAGCTGGATATATCTTCAATAGAATTGCAGGGTCAACACTTAGACAGCTAGAAAAGAATCAAGACTTGGCAAAACACATTGAAACACATAGCAATAAGTATGTTAGAGCTGGTCAGTTACCACCTGATCCAAAGAAGAGAGTTGACGCTCTTATTAAGTTTATTCAAGATAAGTACAAAAAAGAAATGGACACTCGTAAAACACCAGCCGGTAAAGCTACGCAGCAGAAAAAACTAAATGAGCTGCTGTCTTTCTTTTCAGCAAAAAATAAACAATCCCTAATTCAAATGTTTGAATTGCAAAAAGAGATAGTTCTTGCAAAATTAAAACTTATAAATAGTTTAAATAAATTATCAAAAGTTGATACGTTTTTAAAAACAACGAAAGGGTATCGTACAACAGATCCGGAAGGATATGTAGCAATCGATAAACTTGGTGGTGACGCGGTGAAGATCGTTGACCGTATGGAATTTTCATACGCCAACTTCTCACCAAATATATTAAAGGGATGGGATAAACCAGGGAGATAAGTATGGCAACACTGTCATTCGCTTCTTTTTTAGACGAAGAACTATCTATTCAGGGTAGACGTAAACTCGCAAGGAGTATGAAACGTCGTAAGACTCGTCTAAAGCTAGCACGGAAAAGAGCAGAGAAAAGACTTGCCAAGACTGACGTCTTGAAAAAGCGAGCTCGTCGTGGTGCGCGCAATCAGTTTGCAGATAAACTTGCTGGCAAAGGAAAGACAAAAGGTGAGGTTTCAGTCGCTAAGAAAAAGCAGATTGAAAAGCGCTTGAAGCAAGGCGGTTGGCAACAGCGCATTAAGATTCTGCAAAGGAGAATGTTACCACAGAAGCGTCGTCAGGAGATTTCTCGTAAAAGATGATTAGTTCGTTTAAGTCATATCTTGTTGAAGAAGAGAAGACCGTTTATTTTACCTTTGGTAGAATGAACCCTCCTACTGTCGGCCATGAAAAACTTTTGAAAAAACTTGCTTCAAAAGCAGGTCGCAATCCATATCGCATCTTTCTATCGCCGTCTTCTGGTGATGAAAAAAATCCAATAGATTATAAGACAAAAGTTAAGTTTGCTCGTAAAGGTTTTCCTAAATATGCAAGATCTATCATGATGAGCCCAAAGGCTCGAAATGTAATGGAAGTTGCCAGTGCAATATACAAAGAAGGCTTTAAAAATGTAGTCATGGTAGTTGGATCTGATAGAGTAAATGAGTTTACTGCTCGACTTAATGCTGTAAATGGTAAAAAAGGTAGACACGGTTTCTTCAACTTTCAAAAGATTTCTATTGTGAGTGCAGGTGAAAGAGATCCTGAGTCCGATAAAGTAAAAGGTGCTTCAGGGACAAAGATGCGTAAAGCAGCGACTGACGGAAACTTTACAGCATTTGCACAGGGTCTTCCAAAAGGTTTAAGCAATGCTGATGCTAAGCAGGTATTCAATGCTGTACGTAAAGGTCTAGGCCTGAAGCAGGTTAAAGAATATAGAAACCATGTACAGCTATCGCCGGTGTCAGAAACAAGAGAAGATTTTATAGAAGGTGTATTCCAGCCTGGTGATAAAGTTGTTATTAAAGAAAATGATATGATCGCAACAGTTATTCGCCGTGGTGCAAACTATCTTATTATAGAAGCTAATGGTATACAGATGCGTAAGTGGTTAGATGCTGTTGAAGTATTAGAAGATGAGCGTAAGAAAGAGCGTAAGAAAGATTCACCACAGGATCCTGATATTAAAGATCGTAAGGGCACACAGCCTAAAGCTTACCATAGTGGTATAAAGTCTGTGTCGACGAAGAAGGCGAGAGACGCTCATTTTAAGAAGGGTGCTAAGATGGATGATGATAATCCAGCTGCATATAAGAAAGCACCAGGCGATGCTAATGCAAAGACAAAACCAAGTAAACATACTAAAAAATTCAAGCAAATGTTTGGAGATGACTAATGGCTGAAGAAGATAAACCTGCTGGAGACGATGGCGTACTGAACAAAGCACAACAAAAAATTCGCAGTAATAGGTTAAAAACTTCTGCTAAAAAAGTAAAAGACGCTAAGGAAAAACAAGCAGAAAACGATAGGAAAAAGGGTATGAAATTCAAGGAACATGCAGAAATGATGGAGAACGCCACAGCAGGCTTGAAGAAAAAGGCTGAGAAGTCTGGCATGCCACTAGGTATTCTTCGTAAAGTTTACAACCGCGGAGTTGCTGCTTGGAGAACTGGTCACAGGCCTGGCACTACACCGCAGCAGTGGGGAATGGCACGAGTCAATTCATTTGTTACTAAATCCTCAGGCACATGGGGTAAAGCAGATAAAGATCTAGCAGCAAAGGTAAGAGGATAATGGGTAAAACATTCGATCAAATCAGAGAAGCGCGAGTCATCAACACTAAGAAGATGTCCGCATACCAAAAATTTGCAAAGTCTAAAAAGGTTGACGATGATAGTGTCCGCATGGCGCACGATAATCCTAACCATCCAGAGTCAAAGCGAATGATGAAGAATAAACATTTTGCTAAAGCACTAGGTATGTACAAATCAGCTAAAGAATCTGCAGAAGTGTCAGAAGGTATTGCTGGCGCAGTAGCTGGTGGTGTTGCTGGAGGATTGGCCGGAGGCCCAGCTGGAGCTGCAGCCGGTGCTTATCTTGGACATAAAATTCAACAGGCAGGAAATGCTGCTAAAAAGAAAAAAGAAAACCAGCCAACTACAGTAGGACCCGGTGGTCAAAAACCAGCTGGCCCTCCAAAGCGTGAGAACTCAGATGCAGTAAAAGCATTCTTAGCTAAGGGTGGTAAGATTAAGAAGCTTCCTCCAGGTAGAGCACAAGGCGCTCACGGTAAAGATGATCCTGGCAAAGGAATGACAGGCATGCTAGATCGTGGAGACACTAAGAGATTTGGTACTCGTAAGAAAGTAAGGTCTATGGAGTCAGTTGAGCCAGTACAGGAAGAAATGATGTTTAAAGTTTCTGTTGAAGGTTTGCCTCCAATGATTATGCTAGGCAAATCACCTGGTGATATTAAAGGCCGGTTGCGTAAGATTGTAAAGCAACCTTCAATGGTTGGCGATATTGATCGTATGACTAAGTCTGAAGTCAAGAAACGTTATCGCGACATGGGTGCAGGAAAAGAAGACAAAGAATGAAAAGGTTCAAGGACTTTAGAGCAGATTACGGCACAGCCGACGCAACAAAGCGTGCCAAGGCAGCTACACCCGGTCAAAGAACGGATGAGAAGCTAGACCCTGACAAGCATGATGCTGGAGATTATGTCAAGGATTTTCAAAAATCTGATGCTCCACAGTTCAAAGGTAAGTCCAAAGAAAAACGTAGAAAGATGGCGATAGCTGCGTATCTTGATGCAAAGGATGCAAAAGAAAATGTAAATGAAGGACCCGGAAAACCAGAGTCATGGGAAGCCGGATATAAACGTAGAGTCGTAAAGACTACGAAACCGGAGCATAAAGAAAAGGGTTACAACTGGAGAATCAAGGGTAAAGACAGACCGGAGATCTCGATTAAGTTGTATAAAGAAAAACCGTCACAGACAGAGTTTAATAAACAAATGAGAAGGGTAGCAGGCCA